TCGCTCTGGCGGGTCTTGGCGGGGTGGCCTTTCGCCCATTCCTCTACAATTGAAATCATTTCCTCAATGCTTTCAACTGAAGCGTCGCCGAGCATAACCGTGCGCCTGACCATGCACATGTCCTTGCTCATTCCCTTTTTACAAATAGGACATCCCGCGCAGCTTCGATTTTTGCATAACCTGTTTACCGTCTGGAAAAATTCAACTATGTCCATTAGTTGTCAACCTCCTCGTTCCAGTAGTCGTCACGGCACTTATCACAACGGCAAGTGATACTCAAATAACCGTACTTGGCGCATCGCAATGGTTTCAATGTTCCGTCTAATGAGCAAGGCAACAAACGAGTAATGATTTTTAAATTCGTATTCGGGAACTTTTTCAAGAATTCAGACTGTCGAGTCTTGGCGGGGTGCTCTTTTACCCATTGTTCAACGATGCTTTTAACTTTGGATGCCTTCTCATCTGTGATGTGCAATAGTACATCACAAACACTTCCCATTTCGCTGAAATTATTATACAGCGGGCATTTTTCACACATTTCACCACTGTAACACATGCGCTTCATTGATTTGAAAAATTCAACTGCGTCCATAGTCTCACTCCTTATCCATCCCGCGGGCTACATACTGCCCATAGGTCAGGCCCAGGGCGGCGGCTTCGCGGACGCATTGCTCAATGGGTTTTATGGTTTTCTTCAGGCGGGGATGCGTGGCGGGTTTCTTGCTTTTTTTCAAAACACCGGCATCCCTGCGGCGCTGGTAGGATGCCTGCGCGCTTTTGATATTGCGCTTGTGGATGCAGGAATCGCAATAGCGCTTTGTGGGCTGTACGTC